TTTTTTTTTTTTTTAAAAACAAACCCAAAATCCACTAAACTACTACCCCGGGGGATTTTTCCGTATTTAATAGATGAAAGTGATTGGCATTTAAAATATAGAAGATTGTGGAAATTGCTTATAGTATACTAAACTATAGCAACATACAATCCATTGACAATATTTTGGGTCACAGCTTGGTGACCAAGTGATATCCGCCAACACGAAGGTTATTGTTAGCAACAATACTATCGGGTTGAGCGACTGGCAAATATCTGATTCGTCGAGGGGGTCTAAACAACCCGAATCGAAAATCATCACCGACCGATTCTGCAACTGCAATTCTGGCCTGTGTAGGCTTTGAGACTCCGCTAGTCTCAAATGTGAGAATGAGTGTCCCTGGTGACAAGTACGCGTCACGTTGTCCTGGAAGCTGTTGACCAGGATATGTATCCAAGAAATTCAAATGCGTTTCAAACGGAACCATAACATCAATGTATCCACATTTCGTGTTTACCTTATAGTCCATCTCATGCGCCTTGGAAATTCCAACATAATTCGTTCCAGCTGTCGAATAACTGTTAACTGCTCGTAATATTCCCGGAATCGCTCCTTGTGTTCCGGAATAAATGTGCGTCATGTGTGAATCGACGATAGTGGCTCCATCTTTCGGTGGCACAAACGGCAAGAACATGACACTTGTCAGCTCAGAAATCGCATTATTCTGCGAATTGTAAATGAAAATTCGATATTTCATTGATCCTGCCCATGCACCATAGAAATTGGCCATCAAATTATTTGGTCCAACCATGACACTGTACACGGACGTGTCTCCAAATGGTGACCCTTTGACTTCAGATGAAGCAGCAGAAACTGCTTGTCGAGGAATCAATCCAATAAAGTTTCCGCGTCGACACCAATCAAGAACACTCTTCGGAGTGTACTCGAACTTGTGACCAAGATTCAATGTACCCGGTTTATTCGTGACAACATCATTCAATTTTGTGATTGCCACATTCACTGGTGCATTTTCCTGATCACCGCGTGCATCATCACGTTCATGAATAGGTGCCTCTACAACATCACTAGCTTCAGTGATGAGTTCTCCTCCTGATTGAGGTTCGAAAACCTCTACAACTGCAGGCTGAATCGGACGTGGAATCGTGAATTTTGCATCGGGAAATCGGGAATACACAGAAATCGTAGCTGGCTTCGAGTCGACTGATTTCAGCTGGCTGAGGATTCTGAATGCCACGATCCCAAGGCTCTCTGTATCGCTGGCTGATGTGTTCATCACTGAACGTGGAAATCGATACGGAATTCTCAATACACCTGTTGTGTTTTCTTGTGGATCGAGCAGAATGTGATCACATGCAAGTGTGTTACACAGATCAATATCGGCAACTTCAGTCATCGGCAGAAAATACACAATGATCCGACCCATTTGAAACGGATTCGCATTCACTTGCACAGTCAATTCAACGTCTGTCACGAAGTAGGAAAATCTTTCAAATGGCATGTTTTGCAAATTGTCACCGTTTCCTGCAACCAACAGCTCCCATGGCAATTTGTACGACTTGACAATATCTCCTCGAGGTGCATTGACTGCCCATTCAAAAGATTCACGGAACACAGTGCTATCTGTTCCGTATCCGATATCCATTCGGTCTTCTCCAATAGCCATGCCACTAACTGTACCAGGTCTATCGCGTATATGGGTTACAGCGGCCTTTGTAATGAGGCTTGTAACACCATCAACTCTGTAACCAGTGTTCATCTGTGGTTCGAACTTTTCTTCTTGAACATCATCCAACGCAAGTTGTGGAAATACAGCGATTTCATGGAATCCATGGACATCCATCAGCGTTCCAGTGTTATTGATCTTGAAAGTCTGTGCGATATCATATCCATGTTCATTGATCAAATCTGATGTAAAATGAACAAATGGCATTGGTCGTGGAACAGACACACGTGGATTTTTCAATCGGAGAAACACCATAACATCAACAGTAGCTGGAACTGTTTCAGTTCGTCTCAACTGATTTGCAACAAACAATCCTGCATACCCAAGAGAGTAATTTTGGTTCGTATCAGGTGCCTCCGTTCCTTCATATGTTCGCAAGTATTCAGTGCACGCATTGAATGGAATTGTGACAATGGCTGTACTGTTTTCTCCACTGAAATCCATTACAATATTCTGATACACAGATCGATCAGCTTCTGCAATATCTTGACGAGCTCCATATCCAACAGATAGCTGCAATCTTCCAGAATGGAATTTTGTTCTGACAACATTGAACTCCAATTCAAATTCACATCTCCAAAACGTGAACATGTTCAGCAATGCCAAATTCATAGGGAATCCAGTTTGTGTCACCATATCCGGAAACCATGCAGTCTTGTAATCATCCGGGACACCGAGAATTGAATTCAACTCGAAACTCCACAAACTGGTTCCAGGAACAAACAAATCACTCCACGATGCAGAATAGACCAGGCACTTCTTCCCCATCAATTCTTCTAACATCAATTCTTTCTCTTCAAACAATATGTCGTGTTGCCGGCTCATAGCTGCGGGATGCAATTGCAATGCAACAGTCGGTTCAATTCCCACAGACTTGGATAATCCAGAATATGCTTGCATCACAGGCATGGATCCAGAACAGAGAGGCGTGTCATCAAACGGGACAAGTTTCAAATCAGTCTTGACATCAGTTTTGTCATCGCGGACATTCCGTGCTTCAGGGGCACTTTCAATTGGTACATCTCCGATGACATCACGAACTTGCACGTTGCTACTCACGTTGTTAAACGTGAACAGATCAAACAATCCTTGCGGTTCAAAAGTTTCCTCTGTTCCACGTCTGTGTTCGTCAAGTGTCAATCCTCTTGATTCTTTCCAAAACTCGTCTGTTTCGTCCAGTTTCATCATCGACATCGTGAATTCAGTTCCTGTGTGTTCAATACGTCCACACACTTTGTCTGAGAAAGCGCAACCTCCAGGAATTTTAAGTCGCAACGTCATGTCACATGTTGTGTTATCAACCTCAAATTTTCCTTGACTTGGTGACACATTGTATGGATCACAGGCAAGAACAACTGGCTGTTTCGATCCAATCATGGCGATGTCAAACGTGTACCAGTCATCATTCCGGACAGTATCAGCAACGTACCAAAATGAAAAGTTCGTATTGATAGAGGACTTCATTCGATATATACTGACTCCATTCATTGAGACAACATTCCCACCCAAATTTGCAACATTCACACCACTCTGAGTGTAAAACAGTCCATATTGAGTTTCAGAATCAGATGTTCTTGAACACTGGATCATTTGTCGTTCCGAATAATTCAATGGAATTCGTGGATAAGCTATCTGCTTGAGTGCATCATTGATAGCCGTCGTGTATTCATTGAAGAATTCTTCATCCCACAAACTGGCCAGATCAAACATTTGGTCCAATGTAGGTTGTATTGGTGTATTGCCTCGTTTTTGTGCAGCGACGTCACGCAACATTTGTTTCTTTGGCGCACCTGTCCATGCTCCATTAACCATACGCGGATGTGCACCCAAAAACGTAAGTTGGTCAAAACTGATATTCGGGCCAGGGTCTTCCTCTTTGTTCGCGTTCGTGTATATTTGTCCGAGTGAAGTGAGTTGTGCTTTGATATGTCGTCCAGTGAAATCAATTCCTTCGCGGACACCAACAATGTGATCATCACCCATAGATTTCAATGAGCAACATTTATCAAATTGGTGAACTCGATTATGTTTGGCAAATGCATACCGAATCAACAACGAAACAACAACGCAGTTCACATGTGATGTGAGCAATGCTCCGCTAGCATGATAATGATGATACCAAATCAAATTATTGTACACCTGAACAGGCGAATGCAATTGTTGTTCAGTGAACACACTCCATGCTTTCTGATCAAAATTTGGCATGTGGTGTTTCATTATCCGAGCAAGCACTTCATATGCCTTACGAGTCACACATTCAGGTTGATTCTGATCGAAATTTTTGAAGTCTCCCGCGATATAAGTGGTTTTACCACTAAACGGATTAACATATTCAGCGATTGAATTCATGTCATGCGAATGTTGATTAATGCCAATACTTGGTTCGGAACACAATCCAGATTTCGCCATCGCAATCATGATTGATCCAAACAACTTGCGGGCTGCCACATTCACAATCATATTTCCGGAATTGATGCTACGAGTATTAGCGGTCACAACCTTCTCATGCGACCGACCTTCATCTTTCATGTACATCAAATATCGTTCTTGATCGAGACTCACACCATTGCGCATTTTCTCGACAACATCATCAACCATGTTCTCAAACAGTGGTGTCCATACATACTCTTTAAGCGTGTCATCAAACCACACATGATCTCGTTTTCCACTACGAATTGAATTCATTTTCAGTGGCCAACCTGGACATGTGCTTGTGTCAATCGACTTGAACACACCTGGAATACCATTGATAGCCTCGAATGTAGTCAATTCACGAAATCCAATTGGACTCTCCAATTCATGGATATATTTTTCCACCACAGTATCAGCAACGGCATTCAGAACGTCAAGATCCACATCTACAAGCGGTGAATTAGCTGATCGTTTGATTGCATTGATCACTGGATCACTTCCGTCTGATCGAGGATCATCTTTCTTAAGCACCGCTGGTTCCTTCGACACATCCCACGGTAAATATTCCGCGATCTCTGATGGACGAATCTTGGATTTTTGAGACATCATAATGCATTGTTCTTTCGGGATTCGTGTGATATCCTTAATATTGTGTCCACAAATGTCTTCAATGTCAACTTGTTGACACACAAATTCTTCATCTTCTGGAACAACATTCTCCTCATAATCTTCATCATCAAACCGTTCAAGCATTTCACGTGTGATTGGCATTGTCATGGCATTTCCTTTAGCTGAACCAGCTGTATGGAAGCCCAAATACCTTCCAGCGTACGGAGCTCCGACAATTTCAACAACTCCTCCACAATCACCACATTGTGTATTATATGCTCCCACAAATGATCTAGCGAGACGGAATTGTGTTTGTCCTCGTCGATACGTTCGATTGTTCACTTCGCTAACAACACCTCCAACGATGCTATTATCGATTGTCCTCATTTGCACCAAATGCGAGCGAGGAATTTGCAAATCAAACTCTTCAAGGAATTTCTTTGTGCAATCTTTGAACTGAGGAAAATGATTGTCAGTGATCGCGTACACACCAACATCCTCTGTTAAAACTCGTTCTTCATCCGAGCAAACATATTGATAGTTCATTTGATTGAACTTGCACTGGATTGTCGTCTTGGCATACGTGAACGTCATAGGTGTTCCATCAGGCCATATTTCACCAGTATCGTCCAACATATAATGGCATGGCAGAATCACTTTACGCTCTTTCCATCCAATTCCACGGAAATGAGTTGGACCGATCGTTCCTGTGACAGTTGGATTTACACCAGCTTGACATCCATATCCACGATTACCTCGTCGTACATTATAACTAGGTTCTTTGCGACGGGATGGTTTTGAACTTTTATTGTCAGATGCGAAACCGGATTGATTTTCGTAATCATCCTTCTTCCGAAATCGGCTAATAAATGACACCAACGCCGTAATTAATCCCATAGCTGCCGTAACACCTATGTACCATGAACTGCGATAACTCGGATAGGAACGCGTTCCTTCATAATCCTTCTGCACATATTGATCAGCGTATGGAACTTCAGTCAAGTACGTCTCATTCGCATCCATACTTTCTTCTCCATCACTGGCATCAGAATACGTTGACACATCACTTTCATTCGTCACTGTCCCATCACTAGTTGTTGACACACTTCCATCATCGCTAACCAACGGTGGTTTAGTTCCTGACACAACACTTTTCTTCATGCGTTTCTTTCCACCCTGTGGAACAAATTCAACATCACTTGTCATGAACTTTCCAAATAGTTCTGTAAATGACAATGGGTGGCTTTCACTTCTATAGATTTCAGCAATCGTATCATCTAAAATTTCGTCAGATGTTCGCGTATCAGTAGTTTCACTTGACCGTTCAAGGATCGCATTGCCTGTCGTCTGATGATCATCATACATCTCTTGCATCACCAAGATCGCTTCATCGAACGTCAATCCCTGATGTTGCATCAGTGGTTTTCCTTCACCATCGTGAAGATTACACTTCAGCCATGGTCGACCTTCATATGTCCCTGTACGGACATAATGATTAATGTCAACCTTCTTTTGATGGCCTGACTTAATCAACCATGCATCCGGATGCATCACAAATTCCACAACAATGTTTCTACGTCGGAAAAATGCATTTTTATCACGAATGTTAGCCATCGGACAATATGTGACGTTGTTGATTGTTGCTATAATCTTAGGTGCAGCTGGCGATCCTTTTATACCTTGCGACACACGGTCAACAGATGGCAATGGTGGACAATATGCTTCAGAAGACACAAGAGCCAAAAACTCCATCAAAAGTGGATCATTGATCGTTTCACTGGATGACACAAGGAACTCATCAAATATAACGCCTTTTGCATCGATATATCCGTCCCAATGTACTGTACCAGGTTGTCGAACATAAATCTCTTTGTCCTTGATTCCAGATACTCGCTTCATAACTGATCGTGCATTAATGGATTTTCCAACTCCTGGTTTCCCTGCAAAATGTACGGAAAACGGTGCAACACGCGCACTGTTACGTGAATCATTCGACGTGATTGTCATCTCAATCGTACCAAGTTTCATCAACATCGAAGCAACATACATTCTCAAGGGATGTATAACCGGTAACTGGGTGATCAACGCTTTACCTTTTGTGATCATCTCACGTACAAGATCGCGATACTTCTCAGATATCAAGACTTTGCCCGTTTCACGAAGATTACTCACAGCTCGGGCCATTGTCAACCATTGTTCCGTATTCATTTCCGTAATTTCCGTTGAACTTCCAAATTTCATGATTATAGCGGATTGAACACACACTGGCAAAACCTTCAGCAAGTTCTTGGCTAAATCCATAGCTGAAGTGCTAGCCGTACGCAAACCTGTCACAACTCGACAAATCTCAGTCAATCTCTTGACACCAATTGATGGAATAGACAACATTCCACCAACAAACATGGAAATCATGATGACAGCATCCAATGGTCCTCCATCTTGTGGAATGAATTGTTCAACAACTGTATCAGCATATCCCACTTTTTGTGCAGCTGAACGAATTCCATCGAGCAACGATGTAAACACGGATCCGGTAATCTGTATGAATGGTAACGCGATGCAAAATATACACAACGCAACAATACTCAAAATACCAAAAACGAATTTCGACACAATTTTGTCCTTCAATCTTTCAATTTGACGATCGAATATGGCATCATAACACATTCGTGCCATTTTTGTGCAAACGACATCTAACACATGACTTACTGACGGACTGATAAAGTCGTACAGTTTCTTGTATGTCGCGCAGATCATTTCAATCACTTCCTGGATTTTCTCATATGTCCACTGTTTGACATCAGCACATTTTTCTTGAATTTTCAAGAAAAACGTGGTAAAATCAAGTCCTTGTGGTTCAAATTTTTCCAGATCACAAGTGAACAATTCCAGACAACGTATGATGACTTTCAAGTCATCAACGCTCATCTTCTTCTTGTTGATGCTAGCAATGTATATCAATTGTTGATCGTACATACGAATCACAGACCGAACATCCGATGTTTTCTCGTTTTCGGACTGGTCTCTGTCGTGTTGTTCAATTACTTCTTGTGCTATGGCAACAACAGCCTTCACTTGCTTATAATTCGGTGATCTATTCAATCGACGTTGAAATTTTCGATGTTTGAAACGCCATTCCGGATCTTCAAAATTTCCATCTTCAGGCATATTCACACAGGCCAGAACTGATCTTCGTTCTCGCATCTCACGGTACTCATCTTTGTCTTCTTCACTCACTTGCTTACACTGTAGCAACACTTGTTGGAGATGAGTCATTTCAGATTCCAGTTGCTTACATTTCACATAGTAACCACGTTTAATACGCAACTTTGATCGACCCATCATTCGCAACAACATTTCTTGCATTTCATCAGGTTCAGGTGAACGAAACGTCACAACTTCAGGCTCATCGCCCAAGTTCTCTTCAATCGAATTGGTATGCAGGATTTTGTTTTGCCCTCCACCCACCTGCACGGGGGTTTCGGGGATCTCTGTGCTCATGTTTGTCATGTTCACAG